TAATATACCTATCAGTGCAAGCCATGAAATTTGTGTGAAACATAAGAAACTTGCTATAATACCAAAACTACATACGTAATGATATGCCGCTTTTCTACCAATCTTATCTGACAAAGCACTCATTAAGAATCTACCTAAGATATTAAAGACTGCAGTCAAACTCATTATTGTCGCTATTTCTTTAAATCCTAAGCCTAATAACAAACTCTTTTCTTGTGATATAATTGCTAAACCACATGAAATATTGATACAGAACATTAACCAAACTGAGATATATTGTTTAGTCAAAAATACTGCATTCTTCAGAGTCATTATCGGAACTGCTGTATAAATGGTACTTACATACGCAGGATTTGGCTTAAATAATAGATTACACATCATCATGATGAATAAGAATGCACCACATAATATCAAGAACATATACGGTAGTGCAACAGTACCTAACAAGAATTCAATTGCAGGAGCTGCGACAAATTTACCTAAACCAAATCCAGTAATTGCTAGTCCACTAGCCAATCCTTTATGATCTTCGAAATTACTCAACAATTGTTTAATAGGACAAACATATCCTATACCAGTACCTGCTCCCATAAATGAACATGCAACATAATACAATGGAAGAATTCCAAAGAATGTTGATATGAACATTGAGAACATACCAATTGCAAATAAAATTGTTGAAACAATACTCATTTTCTTAGGATTTAATTCAACTTGTCTACCAAAACAAGCAGCACACATACCTAAGAAAAAGATTATTAAAGTAAATCCAATATCTGTAGCAAACTTACTTATACCAAATAAAGTTTGCAAATCCATCGAATATTGTGAGAAATTATAAACTGTTCCCAAACAGGTTGGCAAAAATATGCCAGGTATCAATATATTTAAATATCTATTCATAGTACTATATTTATGTAAAAGAAAAAGCACTATTTCTAGTGCTTTTTAAATTTCTTTATCAATACAAATAATATAATTAAGAATATACTTGCTATAAAATAATTACATAGATTTGATATTAACCAGTGTCCAGTACTTATACTTACAAATAAAACATATAACGCACTGAATATATTTCCTCCAAAATCCATCAGAAGCATCTTAAAACTTAAGCCTTCAGTAGATTTCTTTTTCCAACACTCCCATACTTGAGGTGCTGATTTACATGCAAATAAAACTGCACCAATAAAACCACTTATAATAGCTAATATCTCAATACTCATACAAATTATTTATAGTTCAGTCAATACAGTATTATATTCTACAATCTTTTTCTTTCCTGATTCTGGATCTACTTCCTTACGCTTCAAGAACATAGCCAACTGAGTGTCCATATCCTTGTCCAATTCTTTATAGAAAGTCAAAGTGTATTCAGTATTAGGAACTCCAGTCTTATCAACCTTAATTACTGCTGCAATGTTTTCCAACTTTGCTTCAAACTGCATTCCTGCAAAATCAACTGTATACTTCATTCTATAATCTGTCAATGGAATGTTTACCTTATCCCAATTATCATTAGATGCTGATGCACTAAAGATATTTGACAAATCAATCTGTTTCTTAAATTGCTGTGGTAGACCTCTAATTGTAGAATCTTCATTTACCTTTAACTGAAACATGACATAAACATCTTCCTTCTTGATATTTGGTTGAAATTTAGTCATAACTGAATCGAATCTAACTGTATTCATCTTTTACCTCTTATTTTAAATGTTTTATACAAATATAATAATTTAAATGATTTTTATGTATACTATACACTTCTTTTATTCTAATTTTTAATTGAAGATAATCAAATCTTCGATTTGATACAACTTCTATGAAGTTGTTATTTAATTTTTAATGAATCTATAATATACTATTCTTCGGTGGTAGGAGCTTGGAGAGAATGAGCCTATCCAGGAAGAATAATTGGATAGGCTAAAGATATACATACTTCGCTGTATAGGTTTTGCTTATCGGTCATTCGAGACTTATATTCATGCTTATGGGTCGGTCATCCTGTACTCCAGCTACATCATGAAATGCTATGGCGGCATACGAATTACTTGCTAGATAATTCTTCGATACTGTATCGTTATTAGTGACAAGTTTACACTATCTACCTAATCATTTTATGTGCACTTACAGTTTTCATGCAAACGGCTCACCCTCTACCGATAGTTCCATTGAGTTGGTCTTCGCTCCGAGGAATGAGACTTGAAAATTTTATGTTCAAATATAAATCATTAAAAATTTTTTGTAAAATAGACTTCATATAAATCTTCCAATTGTTTTGAAATTTCGGAAATATTGACTGATTACTGCAATTCCGACTTGGAAAAATTATATTATATTTGTTGTATCATAGGAGATTTTATGAAGTTAGATGACTTTATTTTAGATGAAAAGAAATTTGAAACTATAGAAAAACAAGCAGAATTAGACTTGAATGGTATGCCTGATAATATAAAGGATGCCATGGACTATAATGCATTCCAACTTCCAAACATTCAGTTTGAATGGTCTCGTAGATTTAAGAGACAGAAATTTGTAGTAGAATGTTTGAAAGATGAATTAAAGGATCTATGGGGAAAGAAAGTAGAATACTATAAATTCAAGTCACAATATCATTGGGACACAACTAAAGAAATTGAGTCTCAAATTGAATGTGATATGGAATGGTGTAAAAAGAAAAAGCTATATCAAATTCAGTGTTATTATCTTGAATGTATTGAACAATGGTATGAATTAATCAAGAAATTAGATTATAAGATACATGATTATCTTGATTATAAGAAGATGGAGTTAACAAATTTCTAATGTCGGTATTCAGTATGTATAATATCCAAGCAAATAATAATTTAGGCACATCAGGTAATGCAACTGTAGGTTATTGTGATACAGCAATGAATTGCACAGCTGATTCAATTGCTCCATATAAAGAAAATATGTTTTGGAATATCATCCATTCATATAGAAAATATAATAATGAATCTTCAAATATCAGAAATGATATTTGTAAAGAAATGAAAGTTGTGCAGATGGATGTTTTAGATTATCTAATGACTGTTTATGATTTAACACCAAATCAATTGATGCTACTTTATTTGAGATGCACAGATGATTTTTTCAAGAAATTGGTTAAGATGGTAGCAATTAAGAGAATAGGTTTACATGAGTAATTTTATAGACGAAGTAGTTCAAGAAGATGATGGATATGATAGTATTGTTGGTGCTATCAAGAAAGCAAGTATTGCTATAGCCAAACAGCCAATTAGAGTAAAAACAAGACAGTTAAAGTCATCATTTTCTTTAGAAGCACAACAAGATATTAGTGCAATGCATGGTGGAGAAAAAGATGATTTCCATGGATGGTTGCATGATATTAAGAAGATGTCACAAGATGACTATTATAAGCTAGATGAAAAAGGTCAGCATAGACTTTATAAGGAATATCAGCTTGACTCAGTTTATAAGGAAGATGACAGAGAAAAGAAATGGAAGCCACGTGGTCTATTTGATGATATGTTAGATGGATTGCAAAATGAAATGCAAAGAGAAATGGACAAAGAAATTCTGAATGAATTGATGAATAAGATGCCATCAAAGAAGAAATAATTTGTATATTTCATGTAAAGGAACGATAATATGTTTGTACAGTTTAATAAATTAAGATTTAAGAATATATTGAGTTATGGAAATAACTTTACTGAAATTGATTTTTCAAATGGAATAAATTTGATTCGTGCTCCTAATGGAAGTGGTAAGTCAACTATTCTTGATGCCTTGAATTTCGTTTTATTTGGAAAGCCTTTCAGAAATATCAAGTTGAATAGACTAATCAACCGTATCAATGAAAAGAACCTTGTCACTGAAATTGAATTCAATATTGGATTTGATAAGTGGAAGATTGTTCGTGGTTTGAAGCCTACAATATTTGAAATTTATAAGAATGGTCAAGTTCTAGATAAATTATCTTCTAAGAAACTTAATCAGGCTGAAATTGATAAATTACTTGGTATCAATCAGAAGTTGTTTAAGAATATTGTTGGTGTAGCAGTCACCAATAATAAGCCTTTCTTGAGTATGCCTATTTGGGAAAAGCGTGAATTGATTGAAAACATTTTCAACATTGATGTATTGGCAGAAATGAGTAAGGAAGTCAAGAGACGTAAGACTCTTGAACAATCTGAAGAAAAGTTGAAGATTACTGAATCCTCAGCTCTA